GCTGAACATTTATATTTTTCAAAAAGAATTTTATATTGTTTTTTCGTGAACTCCTTTTTATTCTCCTGTAAATTCATTTCAATTTCATTATCTTTCAAACGTTGTTTCAACAATTCATTCATCTTTGAAAAGATTGAAATGTTCAAAATGTCTTCAATGATTTCCCTTCTATGAGCAGAAGGCAACTTCATAAACGGAATATAATTAGACGACCCAAGAACAACAATTTGGGTAAACGTCTTGTAATTCAGATTAAGAATTTCGGTTTCAAGAATCCGTTGATAGTCTTTTGCGGAAGCCTCTTGCTGAAGGAGAACTCCATTAGTATAGATTTCAAAAATATTAGGAGAAATACCACGAATGACTTTATATTGATTTGTTTTGATTGAAAAATCAATTTCAACCAAAAGATCAGATTTGTTGATATTGTTTATCAATCCGCCTTTCTTGATATCTCTAAATGCTTTTCCGAAAAGACCAAAACAAATAGCAGTAATGAGGGTTGACTTACCATGTCCGTTTATTCCAGTAATAATGGTTTTTTGTGCTTTTTCAATGTCAATGACAGTTGGCACGTTACCAAACGAGAATAAATTTTTGAATTTTACTTTCTGTATTTTAATCATTTAATTTCTTGCGCTTGGTTATATAGTTCGCCCATAAGCATTTTTAGGTCATACCCATTTTCTAATTCAGATTCATCAATATATTCAGTCAAAAATTCAAGAGTGTCTTTTTTTATGAATTCGTGAATTTGTTCGTCTTCCACGATATTAACATTTTCAACCACAGTAAGCAAGTGAGGATTCGAGTCTTTGATTTTTTTCAAGAAAAGATCAAATTCGTATCCATTATTTTTCTGATCAACATAAACTTTCAGGATTTTATTAGAAAAATCAGTCTCTTCCAGTATTTTGATAGAACTTTTTTCGCCATAAAACACCTTTTCAAAAATTGTTTCATGGTTTTCAAGAAATGTTATTTTGTCTGTCTCTGTATCATAAAGGACAGTCCGCTTTAGATCATTATAATCATTCCACGACAATTCATAAGGACTTCCGACATAAATTATTTTGCTATGATTGCTTGGTATGTGGAAATGACCTGAAAAAGTACGTTTGAATTTATCAAATAAAGAGGTTGCAAGACCTGTCTGATTAATAACATTTTTCATCATATAAAAGCCGGATATATCAAAATGACCACAACACACATCAGCCAAAGAATTATCAATCATTGAAAGACATTTTTCTTGATTATCAGGACAAATCCAAGGAACCATCAAAAATTTAGATGAATCAATTGAAATTTCTTCCGGAGCGTCATAAATATTAAATCCAGTCCATCCTAAAAGTTCTCTAACTGCATTTATTTCAAGAGAGCTTTTATAATACGAATCATGATTGCCAACAATAAGATGAATATTGAAGCCAGATTCTTGTAAAATTTCAGTAAAAAATTTATGGGTCTTTTTGAGAGTTTTGTAATTTATTGCTTTTCTAATATCGTAAACGTCACCCAAATGAATAAAATCAGTAACATTGTTTTCTTTGAGAACTGGAATAAGTTCTCTGAAAAAACCTTCCTGATACTGAAGAAAGAAATCATTTGAATTTGACGCGCCAAAATGAGTATCTCCGATTATCGCAACGATGGCCATTTTTAACCCATGAAATCATCAAAAACAGAAATAATTCTCTGCTTTTCTTTTTGCTTAATTGTTGGTTGCACAAATTCAATCAATTGGTTATTTTCTGCAAGCAAAGCGTGTATTGATTCAATAAACTGCCTAGAATCAACAGGGATATCTGTATTACCGTCAAAATGTTGATCCATCAATTCACTGATTTGATCATCATCAGAAAGGACGCGAAGAAATTTTTCTTGGTGACGGGCTTCTGTCTTGATTCTTCGCACAAAAGCATGAAAAGCAACTTGGGTGAAGTACCCAAATGCATTCGTTGAAATCTCTGGTTTAAAATTAATCGCCGCTTTGACACAGTTCTCAACAGCGTCTTCAATCATTTCTTCTTTGAACGTGTATCCTATAAAATTGGTTTTATTCGCTAAATTATAACAAATGTCAAGAATACACTGACCAATATATTCCCCGCCTTTAAATTTATTCAAAGAAAGATTTTGATTTGTTTCTTTTTCTTTGATATACGCGGAAAGAGTTTCCGTCAATAGTTTGTTGTCAACATAATGATTTTTCTTGGATGTTTTTTTCATTTAATCTTTCGTGAATGAATTTTATAGTTAAACCCTTCATGTTTATATATTTTCCACCTTTCTAAAAAATGATGAAACACATAATTTGTTTTTTCGTTCCCTTGTCTGGTAGTATATGAAATCTTATCAACTATGTCATAAAGCACCACTCTGTCTTTGTTTTCGTTTTTTCTTAGCCCACGGCCAATTGACTGTAATACTTTAATTTTTGACTTTGACGGACTTGCAAAAATAACATTGTGGATATTTTTTATTGAAACACCAGTTGACGTTGTTCCGTATGATGCCACTAAAATAATGTTATCATTCTTTTCCATCAAGGCCCTGTAATCTTCTCTTGTCTCTGCTTTCACGCTTCCGTCAATAAAATACACCTTTTTATCAATTTTGCGATTTTCTATTTCATATTTTATTCTATTGTAAATCACTTTTCCATGTTTGTCAACTAAATTGAACAATATAAGAGAATTATTTTTCAAAGACAAAGACAAGGCTACAAGATTATTCATCCTGTCTTCATGAGAAACAATATGGTCAATTTCCGTTGCATATCCTATTGCAGCGACAGATTTTTTATTTTTGCCTTTCTTCGCGGCAGTAATTTTTTTCCTTAATTCAATTGCACTTTCTTCTGTATACTCAAAAACGATGCAGTTTATCATTAATTGAGAGATAAATCCTTTATCCATCAATTCCTTTGTTTCAATGACTTTCTTTTCTGCACCAAAATGACCGAGGATAACAAGTTTATGACATTTTGTGTCTTGAAGGGTCCCAGTAAACCCATAGCGAATATAAGCATTTGAAGAGGATTCCATGATGCTGGACAACTCTTTTGATGCTGCTCCATGAACTTCATCAACAATTACCATATCAAAACGTTGAAAATATTGCTTTTTCATGTTTTGCATGGACTGCCATGTTGAAATAATAACGGGTTTATCAGTGTTCTTTTCTTGTCCGCTATAGATTTTATGGCAATGTTTTTCTGTATTGAAACCATTTTTTGTTGAATAATCTTGAAAATCAGAATACATCTGAAGAACCAAAGAAACAGTGGGAACAACTAGAAGGATATTCATTGACGGGCTCTGATTAAGATACCAGCGAATCAATGAATAGATGATAAGAGACTTTCCGGAAGATGTTGGGGATACAACAGTTGAACGAGGATTGTTTATGCAATAAAGGATTGCTTCCTCTTGATACAAATGAGGCTTAATGTCTTCATTTTTTGACTGAGGAGACAAATCCCCTAGAAACGCCTTAAAATCGCCTGTATTGCATTTCTTATCGGACGCAACTAGCGACTCATCATAAGAAATAATCTTTAACTGGCGCGATCCTGCGAATTCCTCCAGCTTAAAAAATAGCCCTGTGTACAAAGTTTGATTCGCCAAATTAAAAAGACGTTTTTTGCCGTCCCAAACTTTGTGTTTGTAAAGCGGCATGAACTTTGCTCCGGGAACATCAAAAGTAAAATATTCATGAAGTTCCCGAAGTATCCCTTCATCGGCCGCAATTTGCATGTATGTGGCATTTAATAATGCCACATGAATTTCATCAGAATTCACTCTTTCTCCTTTCAGTTTGTTTAATTCTCAACGCTTGGAATTACCACTTCTCCTTGAAGTTCATTTTTCATCTTTTTGAATTCTTCAATGTGGTGTTCTTCCTCTTCAATAATATGCTTTAAGAGTTTTTTAACATGAGGATTTGTCGCTTCTAACATTAATTTTGAATACAATTTGACTGCTTTTTCCTCTTCAACAATACCGATATCCATTGCTTTAATGTTAGGGCAAGTTTCTTCCGTTATTTCCTTGTATGTTTTCATACATTCATCCCGTTTAAAATTGTTAAAAGTATAAATACTTATACAAAAAGCAGTTCGCAAGAGAACGCCAATTCTCTTGCGAACCTAAACCCCAACATCTATACTGGAGATATAGCATGTCAGAATCTAAGTATATTTATATTGTATACAAAACTACCAATCTTGTCAACGGAAAATTTTATATTGGCAAACATAAACAGAAATTTCATTTCCCCATTTTATTTGATGGATATTTCGGTTCAGGCATTCTTCTCATCAATGCAATAAAGAAGTACGGTAAAAAGAATTTCATTCGTGAAACACTTCATGTCTTCTACACACCAGAAGAAGCATTCGCCAAAGAGAAAGAAATGGTCAATGAGAAATTTGTAAATAGCAAAGACACTTATAATCTTATGATTGGTGGTTTGGGAATAACATTTCACACTGAAGAATCAAAAAGAAAAATAGGAGAATATCATAAAGGTAAACCTTCTGGAATGAAAGGAAAAAAAGCATGGAATAAGGGAATTTCTAAAACAGAAGATGAAAAAATCGTTTTAAGCATTAAAGCAAAAGAAAGGCTTTCTAATAAAGAAAGCCATCCTTTGTTTGGAAAACATCATAACGATGAAACAAAACAAAAAATAAGTGAACAATCTAAGTTAAAATGGAAAGATGAAGAATATAGAAACAAGATGAAAATGCTTTGTGTGGGAAGAAAACATTCTGAAGAAACAAAACTAAAATTAAGTAATGCTAATAAAGGTAAACAAAAATCAGAAGAAACAAAACAAAGAATGAGCATTGCTTCTAAAGGAAAACCCAAACCCAAACTAATATGCCCTCATTGTGGTAAGATTGGTGGAAGCGGCATCATGCAAAGGTGGCATTTTAATAACTGTAAATTTAAGAAAACTCACCATTCATAAATTTTAGTGCTTTTATTGCATTTCCAATAGTCCATTGTCGTCTGTTTATTTCTTCAATTGTCTTTTGAATAAATTCAACTTCCTGTTTAACAACATGAATTTTTACATCAATTTCCTGTATCTGTTCATCAGCTTCAACAAACATGGGAACTTCCTGCTTCATCAATTTAAGATGAAAAGAGCCATCTTTAACATACGTTTCATTGCTTGCTTTACCAGTATAATAAAGCCACTTTTCTTTCATGAGAATTTTTTTCTTCAATTCAAGAGCAAATATTTTGTCTTTTCGTTGATATAGCTTTTTGAGCCACCTATTGTGGATTTTTGGGGTTCGCAATGCCTCAACATCAAGTTGCGACCTGTCAATTTCAAGGTCTTTTTCTGCTTCGTTTGTCAGTTCATAAAGACTCATCTTCACCTCATTTTGATTTGTATAAATAATAGAAACGCCCCATGAAAGAATTCCCGTTCTCCCATGAGGCTAAATCCTAACTTCTATACTGGAGATATAGCATGTCAGAATCTAAGCATATTTATATTGTATACAAAACTACCAATCTTGTCAATGGAAAATTTTATATTGGCGTTCATAAACAAGATTTTTTCTTGCCGATAATTTTTGACGGATATCTTGGAAGTGGACTCATGCTAAAAAGAGCCATCAAGAAATACGGCGAGGAAAATTTCATTCGTGAAACTCTCCATATCTTTTATACAGCAAAAGAAGCGTACAAAAAGAGAAAGAAATCGTGAATGAGAATTTTGTAAATCGCAGAGACAATTATAATCTTTGTGGTGGCGGTCAAGGAAATCGTGGTTTTTCTCATTCAGAAGAATCAAAAAGAAAAATCAGCGAATCAATGAAAGGAGAAAGAAATCATAATTTTGGCAAAAAGGCTTCTAGTAAATCAAAACAAAAAATGAGTGATTCTCATAAAGGCAAATTAAAATCAGAAGAACACAAAAGAAAAATCAGCGAATCAATGAAAGGAAATAAAAATGCGATGTATGGAAAAAAGAGAAGAAATTACACCCAGAAGACAATAACTTGTCCTCACTGCGGTAAAACAGGAGGACAAGGAGGGATGAAAAGATATCATTTTGACAAATGTAAAAAC